ATAACCACCCGCTTGTGCTTGTCCTTGGTTTTGATAAAGATTAGAAATATTCGTTCCTGTCTGTTGTCCAGCAGACGCTTGACCAGTAGCAGACGCTTGACCAGTATTTACAATTCCACCTAGGTTTTGAAATTGCCTTTGAATGGCTTCTTGAAGCATTTGTGGTCTAAATTTTGCCAATGCTGCCTGAGTATTACCGCCACGAAGTCCACCTGTTGCCGATGCGTTTTGCAAAATTGCATCTTCTCCTTGATTCACAACACTTTGGAATCCCGGTAAGTTTTCAACCATTCCATATGCATCTTTTTGCTGCTGCGCACCATTTAATCCCAATAGATTTAATTGCTGAGTTAGAGCACTATTCCCACCGGAAATGTACGGTGATAGTAATTTTTGAATAGAGTCAAATTGGCGACGTTGTTCTTCGATTCCCATTTCCGACGCTCTTGTTTGGGCATCTGCGGCGGAAGATGCAGCGGCTCTTTGACCATTCGCATTAACAACACCTGATATTGCTGTCCCACCAACAATGGCTACAGCTATCCAAGACATTGCATAGTCTCCTTAATAGCCAGTGCATCTCTAGATAATTCAGAGTCATCTATTACACGCAATTCAATCTCATTTGTGTCTCTACAGTTATCAGCATTGGGGTGTACAGTTATCCAAATAGTTTCTTCTATGGATAATCCGACTCGCTTTATACCTTCTTCAGAAACTAAAGTTAATGGAGCCGTTAACTCCTCCATCCCGTTCTCTGTTAGTACAACTATTTTTCCCTTTGTAAGGAAGTTTAGATGTTGTGTTTTATGCTTTTTACCAATAACAATAACACCCGCAGGTATAGTTATTTCTCTAGCATAAATGCCATCAGAGAAATAATTTTTTTCTTTAATCTCAATTTGAGGAAATTTTGAAAGTTCAGATTCGAACTTCTTAATTAAGTGAAGATCTGGTTTAAATGAATTGCAGCTGAGTTCTGTCATTGAAAATCCTGTTTTCAAAAAATTAACCCGCTGGGAGGATAATTACTCAGCTATAACAATATATCACAATAGTAACAAAAAATTATTTTGTCAATAAATATCTACGATATCATCCCACTAATTGGTGTACTGTCTACCAGATCCACGAATAACCAAAGCATTAGCCGTACCTGCTAATGTAGAAATGAAATCCCCAGGTGAAAGATTGTGACCTACAATACTTGGAGCCGTATATTCTTCTCCTGGGGCCAATGTTCTTGTTGATACCAATTTGTTTGCCGCAGAAGCGCTCCCACCAGAGACAACAATATTAATCGTTATTGTGGCATTAGATGCACTTACATTAGTCACAGTTAACTTATCTATTGTTGTAATCACATTCGTTGATGTGTACTGCGTTGTTTGTGAGTTTTCAGCATACTTTGCCTCAAATAATACTACTGCGCCCATAATTTCTTCTCCTTATTGTTGAACTTGATTAATCATAACCTTACAAGACGGTGCTGCCGGCGAAAAAGCCGTTGAAGCAACTGCATCCAATGTCACAGCCGTTGAATCTGCCGCCCACATAACTTCAATGTAATCGGTCGGAACTACACTTACTGTATGTTCTTGAGATACTGAAATATATTGTGAATTTGTCTCAATAGAAACTAAAGTTGCCGAATTTGAAACGTCCGATCCGTTTTTTCTTATCCAAAACCACACATTTTTTAACGCCGTTGAAGACGAATATAATTGAAAATTAATCGTCACATCATAAAGACCTTTATTGCTAAAAATAAACTGAGAAGGCGTTACACCAATGACAATCCCTGATGAAATCTGAGTATTTGCAAATTCAATAGGATAAGCCGTATTTATTAATGCAGGACTTGTGTCTGTGGTTCGGCTAAATGCCCCATAGGAAGGCTGTGGAACAGTGATGGGATTAACAAAAATCCATCCATCACTTGCATCGTCTTTTACAACCATCCCAATTTGTACCGCTACATTTGGGGCCGTTGGTTTGGTCGTTGTTAAATCTCCTGGAGTGGAAGGATCGGCATATAGTATATCTCCGATTGAAAAAGAAGAGGTGTCCACTCCTTGCAATAGTCCAAAAGAAACTACCCTACCTTCGCTCCCATTGGTAATGGACTGGGCAGTTAACCCCACCACACTTGTAACAGGGTCTCCTCCATCTGCCTGAAACAAAGCAATATCTGGGTATCCGACATCGGTTACTCCTGTAGAATACACACATTTAAAAGGATTTATCGTTGAACCCGTTCCATTATTACACCGAGCATAAGAAACAAGCCCGACAAGCTCTTTGACGCTAGAGAGGTGGGTTATTTGTAGTGAATCATTAGTTTTATCATATTTCGATTGCCCAACAACCGGTGCCACAACTGGATTTAAATTAAAATTAACGGCATCAACACCAATAACCTGTGGGATCGTATATTCTGGTGCAGATTCAATGTATCTTAATATTGAGTTCATAGATGCTATTGCCGCCAGACACTCATTACCTATAGATATTGCATTCCCAGAATCTAAATCATTTACAACAATAGATGATGGTACAAGGCTAAATAATGCCTCGAATGCCTTAATAAGTCTCTGAGATGGCAAGAATTCCTGCAACTCTCTTCGTATTGGGGCTAGTGGATCATTAAGCATTTAATGGCTCTATTTTTACTTCAAGCCTTGAGAAAGACATGAATGCATCACTTGTACCTCTAAACCTTTGCATTCTGTAATTTTGCATGGTCCCCTGTTGCAACCAAACAAGTCTTTTTGTGAAGTTCCCCTGTTTACCAGCATTAATAACTTTTGGCATACTCCACGATTGCCCATCATATGAGTAGCTAGTCTCTATTGTTGGTGTAGTACCGAATAAAACACGTCCTGGAAGACCAACTAATTCTATTTGATTGAAGTTTGCTCCAACACTTTCGTTATATATAATCTGAGTTCCAAACTCCCAAGAAGCAACGTCACCATATTGTGATGAAATATCGCTTGTTAAGTACCCATATTTATTTGACTCACAGTCTCCAACTATCCACTTGTCATAGCACCACACTAGATTTTTTGCCCTATACGCACCTATATCCCCTGTTCCTGAAGTAAGCTCAAACCACACAAGCTCTTTTGTAACTTGTGATGATCCGTAATCAAATACAAACGTTCTATCAGGTAATCTAACCCAAAGGTGTTGATACCCCCTACCTATTCTTCCTTCGACAATCGTTAATGCCAATTGTTCTTCTGTATAACTTTGAAATATGATGTCAATATCTTCGGTTGAAGCCTTATTAGTAACCCCATTATTCAAAAAATATAATGCGGGCTGCTCATTAAATCCATTACCCAGAAAAGCAATCTGTTCCATAAAAATTGTTGCCGCATTGACTCCAATACATCCACGTTGTGCTTGCGCCCCTTCTACTACCTGGAAAGGGAACTTAGTCCCACCAACATTTTTAAAAATTTCAGTTGTTAATCTGTTCAATGCATATATTTCACCACGTAATTCTAACAGGCATATAATCGCATCCGGACTCAATTCAGAAGATCCATATTTTAATGGGTCTACAGTAAAAGGGTCATTCAAATTTGTAACAACCAAATTCGTCCCATCTGTTGTCATGAAATATCCGCCTACCCACACAACATCCAATACCAAACCTATATTAGGTGAAGTAACTTGTGCCAATCCAGTACTTGGACGGTATAGAAAAAGATTCCCATTAGAGGCAATTGCTAGGTAGTCAAATGAGTAATCCATTGTTACCTGTGTTGAACCCCCAATTTCCCCCAAGTCAACATAGTTCCCATTAGCTGCAATCGCCACTAATTTAGTGCCCATTGCTCTATAACATACTCCGTTCCAATTTATTCCTCCCCTGTCTTTACCTGGCCCCTCACCAAATAAAACAATCCCATCAGCAGGACGCAAATACCCTTTTGCTATCCCCGTGTTTTTTGTGATAGGTATAAGATTCCTCGGATAAGATGTCCTAAAATCATTTTGATTATCGGCATATATCCCACTGAGTATTGGTATTTGCATTTAGCAAAACCCACCCTCACCGGTTTGGATATGTAATGTAGTTCCTGATGCAGAAATATATGCAACAGTATCATCACCTTCTGATTTCGTAACAACGATTGATTCTCCTGGGATAACTGGCATATCTGCCGTGGTTGCTGTTTGTGATCCCTGACCTACACGGACATGTACAATATTTGAAGATCCAGAATTAAC